ACGGCCATACGTGGCGCGGCAGCCAGTTTGTTCTCACTGTTGTCACCTAATAGGCTGGCAATCTGACGATCAGTGTCACCGTACAGTACTGGCACTCTGACCAATGTTCCATCACCGTACTTTACACTGAAGTTGCTGAGCAGTCTGATAATTTGTGTAATATATCGTCTAATTTGACCATCATAAAAATGTTGCATTATAAATCTGCCTTAGGTTTAAGTGCTTTAGATAAACTAGAACGTTGATTGTCTGCAGTGGAATATAAAGTCCATTCGATACGTTGTCCCACAGCAATAGGTTCAAATATCTTTATAGATATAAATCCTGATTGATTTTGTATAACCACACTGTCCTGCGGAACTATGTTGCGATCAAGAATAACCTTGGCACCATATGCACTATTGTAAGCAGTTCGTGTGGTAATTACCCCGGTGGTTCTGTTGAATGCACTGGTTTCGTCAGCAAGAACAAATGTATTAGTAACACCTGCTACAAATATATCGCTAGTGAGTTTGTCAAAAAACGCCTTGTCAGTGTTGTTGATAAAACTAGTTTTCTGAGTTTGACGAGTGTCGGTATTGGTCAATGTATGACGTTGCATGTCTTCGTATTTGACCCATCTGTTGCCAGTGAATCTAAACAGTCGATTTGGCAAGAAATCTGTACGAAGGAAAAAATCGCCTTCGAACGGGTTGGCTTGGAAACTGATACCGTGACCAAAATTTACTCCGTTAGGAGCAACCCCGTCTTCGACCATGTAACCACTATAACCTTCTCTATCAGGACGTTCTGCAATTCTACTGGTATCTAGATTGGTCATAGATGCATCTAAGTTAGATTCATCTATAGTTTGTAATCGTGGATTGCCATCGTCATCTACTGCCAACGTGTAGAATTGTCTAGTTTCAAATCCACTTTTAGGAGCATCTGCCTCTGCTTGTGCAATCACTGCGTCATTGATTTCTAAATCTTTGGCTTTGGTGCTCAGTATGTCTTGTAAAGTATTACCAGAATACACAGCCCATGCAGCATCATTAGGTGGCGTCAGCACAGTGCCATTAGGACTGTTGAATCCAGATTTCACTTGATACAATACACCATCTAATCTCACAATTTGACCAGTGAAATATTCTGTAGCGGCAACGTGATCGCCTACAAATTTATCATAGTCTTCACCTACAGGTTTTGTCAACACATCAGCAAATTGCTGACTGTCAATTATTTTCTTTATTTTTAATCTGTAGAGATGAGGATACCAAGTTTGACTAAACCCTTCACTAGCACGGCCAACATCTTCTATGGCATAATATCTTGGCAAACTTACATCGAACCCGTTGAGAGCAAATTCGTCTTTCAAATGTGGCAATTCAACAACATCTCCACTGAGTGGTTTTCTACCAACAATTTTAATCCAGTCATTGATATGTACCACCAACATGATCAGATCAGTGTCAATGAATATGCCAAACTGACTGAGATTAAAATCAATGTTTTGCACTTGATAATGACCACGGCATCTATAAATGTCCGGATCATATTTGCGATCTCGATTCTCTAACAACAACAAATCTTGTATATTTGTTGGAGATAGATTGTCATACTGCGGTTGATCAGCAGTAGCATTGGCATCTGTGGGATTTTTAGGCCCCAGATATTTGTGAATATACAAGTCCGTACCGCCAATCTGAAACATTTCAGAAACTTGTCGATCAATGAATTTGTAGTCGTTGCCTTTTTCGGGCCGATATAAACTGAGTCTTGGCATAATACATATTTAGCGGGCATAAATATACTTGGAGAATCAAATGTCTGAAAATAGCAACTTAGAAGAACGTCAAAAAGTCTATGATTACATACGAGCCATGCTGGGTGAAGGTATGGTAGATGTCGAACTTGATCCAATACATTATGAAACTGCTGTTGATCGTGCGCTGACACGGTTTAGACAACGTAGCCCTAATGCAGTTGAAGAAAGTTACAGTTTTTTAGAATTTGTCATTGAACAAAATGAATACAGATTACCCGACGAAATTATCGAAGTAAGACAGTTGTTTAGACGCAGTATCGGCAGCAGGTCTGGATCGGGAAGTGGCGGCACACTGTTTGAACCCTTTAACATGGCCTATACCAACACGTACTTGCTCAGCGGTAATATGTTGGGCGGCCTATTGACATACGAACTGTTTTCACAATATCAAGAACTGGTGGGGCGCATGTTTGGTAGTTTTATTGAATATCACTACAATCCCAATACTCACATATTACGTGTGTTGCAACGTCCTTTTGCATCAGGCGAAATAATCTTAATGCGAACCTATAATTATCGTCCAGACTGGGCATTGTTAACAGACCTGTATGCCAAGCAGTGGCTAAAAGACTACAGTTTAGCAGTGGCCAAGATCATACTGGGCGAAGCACGTAGTAAGTTTGCTCAAATTGCCGGGCCAGGTGGCGCAGGTGGCCTCAATGGTGCAGACCTCAAGTCAGCAGGCAAAGAAGAAATGGCAGCATTGGATAAAGAATTGGAAACATTGATTTCCGGTGGCACTGGCTATACATTCATTATAGGTTGACACAGCCAACAATTTTCTATAAAATATACTATCTCAGGAGATAATATGATTATAGGAATCTGCGGTTTTATCGGTCACGGCAAAGATACTGTTGCTGACTATCTAGTAAATTTTCACGGATTTAGAAGAGAAAGTTTTGCCAATACATTGAAAGATGCTGTGGCTGCTGTGTTTGGGTGGGACCGTACAATGTTAGAAGGACGTACGGCACAGGCCCGTGAATGGCGAGAACAAGTTGATCCTTGGTGGAGTCAACGTCTAGATATGCCTAATCTAACACCCCGCTGGGTGTTACAATACTGGGGTACAGAAGTGTGTAGAAAAGGCTTTCATGACGACATATGGATTGCCAGCGTAGAAAACAAGTTGCGCAACTCGCGAGACAACATTGTAATTTCAGATTGTCGTTTCCCTAACGAACTGCTGTCTTTAAAACGTGCAGGCGGCGCTATTGCTTGGGTACAAAGAGGTGCTTTACCCGAATGGTATCAGGATGCTGTCAGTGCTAATCAAGGCAACAACATAGGTATCAATGCTATGAAAATGCGTAAAATACATGCCAGTGAGTGGGCTTGGATTGGCAATGACTTTGATCATATTTTAGATAACAACGGTAATATTGACGATCTGTATGGTCAGATCAAAAATCTGGTGACAGGTCTCCCTGTTTCCAAACAGTTCCCTCTTTGTGCAGAACACGCTGACAGTTTGCACACACTGTCTTGAGATTGGCGTTTCTACTGTTGTTTAAATTGCCGTCTACGTGAAATACATTGAATTGTTCTCGATGCTTGCTTTTGAATCCGCATTTATCGCACACTGATTTCATACGATATCCGTCTTGATACCATTTGGGCACACCCTTGCCAATTCCGCCATATCGCAAGCAAGTCTCACATTGGCTGCGATAGTATATTCTGTTGTTTTTTCTATAGTTAATGGCTGCGGGTCTTAGTCCGCATTTACATAAGGGTCTGTTCATCTAGTATTTATTGCCCTTTTTGACCCCTTTTCTCCTGATATTATCGCCCTGATTTATATGTCTTTGGGTAAATAAAACTAGCAATACTCTTAGGAGAGATACAACATGGCATTATCATCACCCGGCGTACAAGTTAGCGTCATTGACGAAAGTTTTTACACACCCAGCGAACCAGGTACCGTTCCGCTGATAGTTGTGGCCACAGCGGCCAACAAACAAAATGGAGCAGGCACAGGCATTGCAACAGGTACACTAGCATCAAGTGCTGACACATTGTATTTGATGACCAGTCAACGCGATCTATCTGACACATTCGGGGACGCAATTTTTAAGACTGACGCAAGTAATAATCCAATTCATGGCGGAGAACAAAATGAATACGGTCTACAAGCAGCCTACAGTTATTTAGGCGTCAGCAACAGAGCATTTGTACTACGTGCAAATGTTGATCTATCACAATTAGATGCTACCGCAACTGCTCCAAGTGCTAATCCAGCAAACGGAACATGGTGGTTAGACACCAGCAATACCAAGTGGGGTATTTTTGAATGGAACAGCGATGCTGCCACAGTTGGCGGTAACGGACAAAAGTTTATCAACAAAGTTCCATTGGTTATTACAGACACAACTAAAGTTGTAGACTTTGCTGGTCAAGACTACACCCCCAAGGGATCTGTCGGTGCAGTAGGTTCATATGCTGTGGTAGCAGTGACTACAACATTGGCAACATACTACAAAAATCGCAGCGGCATTTGGGTACAAGTTGGTTCTCCAGAGTGGGCACAAAGTTGGCCAACTATTGCCGGAACAGCAACAGTATCTGGAACAGTATCTGGAACAATTATTTTCACAGTTGATTTTGAAGCACTGCCAACAATCACACTGGCTGGATCAACACTCGCGGGGGTAGCAGCGGCTATCAATACTAGCACATACAATAATGCCGGTGTGTATGCCGCAGTGGTTAACAACAAGTTAGAAATTTATTCAAATAATGCATTAAGTGATGACAGTCAAGATAGTACTATTGCCAACACCATTACTATCAGCGGAACAGCATTGACAACACTTGGTATTACTGCTGGCAATTACTTAGTTCCTAGACTGTCAATTCAACCACACACTACAGTACCCGAATACAAGCGTTCAGACAGTCCATCTACAGTGATTGGTCGTCCAACAGGTTCTGTGTGGGTTAAAACAACAACCCCCAATCTTGGTGCTAACTTAGTAACAAAACGTTATAACAGTGCAACAGACGCTTGGGAAACAGTGGCAGCACCATTGTATGCCAACGGTGCAGCAGCATTGGCTGCTTTAGATCCCACAGGCGGCGGCGCAAATCTTGCAGTTGGTGCATTATACAGTAAATTCAATATTGAAGAAGATTTTGGTTTAGATCTTACACCAAGACTGGCTACATTTAAATTGTTTAGAAGAAATGCTATTGGTGCCACAACTATTACTAGTGCAGCAGTAACCGCATCTACATTTACAGCCGGTATTAATCGGTTTGTTGTTGCAGAAAGTCTAGTTGGCGACGATGCTTATAGCAGCGATGTAACAGTTACATTTACGGCTAATGCAAATATAGATGATGCAGATGATTTTGCCAATGCTGTTAATGCAGCAGGTTTAATCAATGTCACAGCCAGTGTAGACAGTTCAAATAGAATTGTTATCACTCATGCTACCGGCGGAGATATCTTAATTGGTGAAGGTACTAATGCTCCTTTCGGCAGTATTTTTAATCCGGGCGGTGTAACTCCGACGGCCAACTTGTATGTTGCAGCCACAGGAGATGTTACACATGATTATGTTGCAACTCAGTGGAGAGCATTGTCATTTGAAGCCAGCCCAACAGAAGTTACTGCATTAGCAGAAGATCAACAGTTATGGTACAATTCTATTGTTGACGAAGTTGATATTATGATCAACGACGGAACAAATTGGGTAGGATATGAAAATTATCCTGGTTACAGCGGAACAGATCCTGCCGGACCAATTGTCAGTGCCAGTGAGCCAACTACACAAAATGACGGCACAACAGCATTGGTCAACGGTGATCTGTGGATCGACACCAGCGACATTGACAACTACCCAGTAATTTACAAATTCAACAGTTCTTTACCTGCTAACAATCAGTGGGTGTTGATCGATAAAACTGATCAAAGCAGTGAAGATGGAGTGTTGTTTGCTGATGCTCGTTACGGTACAAGCGGCGGTACAGCAACAGTTGCTCCTAGCGGAACAATTGCAGACCTGTTAACCAGTGACTATGTAGACCCTGACTGCCCACAGCCTGCATTGTATCCGAAGGGTATGTTGTTGTGGAATCTACGTCGAAGTGGATTCAACGTTAAGAAATTTGTACGTAATTATATTGATTTGGCAGCATACAACACGCTAGTTGGCGGTGCACCTGGTCAATACATGAGTGCTTACTATCCACATCGTTGGGTCAGCGAAGCAGCAAACCAAGTAGACGGTTCCGGTACATTTGGCCGCAAGGCACAACGTGCAGTGGTTATCCAAGGCCTACAGGCAGTGGTCAACAGCAATCAAACTGTACGTGACAGCGACAGTCGTGTGTTTAACTTAATTGCTTGCCCTGGTTATCCAGAATTGATCGGCGAATTGATCACACTGAACTACGATCGTGGATTGACTGCCTTTGTAGTGGCTGACACACCAGCACGTTTGAACAGCAGTGCTACCAGTTTGTTAGCATGGGGCAACAATGACAACGGCTCAGCACAAGACGACGACCTAGGTGCAGTAAGTTTCGATGAGTATGCAGCAATGTATTACCCATGGGGCTTCAGCAGCGACAACTTTGGTAACAACATTGTTGTACCACCAAGCCATATGATGTTGAGAACTATTAGTTTGAACGATCAAGTGGCATATCCTTGGTTTGCACCAGCAGGTACACGTCGAGGCGGCATTACTAACGCAACATCAGTGGGTTATATCACTGGTGAAGGCGAATTTGAAACAGTGGCATTGAATGAAGGTCAACGTGATACGTTGGCAAGCATCAAAGTAAATCCGTTGACATTCTTGTCAGGTGCAGGATTAGTAGCATTTGGTCAGTATACTCGTGCTAGAAATGCCAGCGCATTAGACAGAGTCAACGTAGCACGTTTGATTGTATATCTACGTAGACAGTTGAACCTATTGGCTAAGCCGTATCTATTTGAACCAAATGACAAGGCTACTAGAGCAGAAATTAAAAATGCCTGCGAAAGTTTGATGTTGGAACTGGTAGGACAACGTGCGTTATATGACTTCTTGGTTGTGTGTGACGAAAGTAACAATACTCCAGCAAGAATTGATCGCAACGAATTGTATGTAGACATTGCTATTGAACCAGTCAAAGCAGTAGAATTTATCTATATTCCACTGCGTATCAAGAATACTGGCGAAATATCAGGTTTATAAAATAGATAAATAATACGACGGAGATAACATATGTCAGTATCAACACTTTCAAGATTTTCAGTACCATTAGGCGGCGCCAATACCAATGCAACTATGTTGCATCCAAAGTTAAAATATAGATTCCGAGTGAATTTTGAAAACTTTGGTACTGGCGCTGGTGGTGATGCTTTTGAACTTACAAAACAAGTGGTCAGTTTTGCTCGACCAACAATACAGTTTGAAGCAATCGAACTGCCAACATATAACTCAAGAATCTATGTTGCAGGTCGTCATGCATGGCAAACTGTTCAATGCACATTACGAGATGATTCTACCGGTGTAGTGAGTAAAAAGATTGGCAGTCAAGTTCAGAAACAGTTTGACTTTTTTGAAATGTCAAGTGCTGCATCTGGCGTAGATTACAAGTTTACTACCAGTTTTGAAATGCTTGACGGCGGTAATGGCGGTAACGAAGCAATTATCCTTGAAAGATGGGAATTGTATGGTTGCTACATTGAAAACGTCAACTATCAAGAAATGAACTATGGCACTAACGAAGCAATGACAATTCAGATGACACTGAAATTTGACAATGCTGTACAGACTGGTGCAGCCAGTTCGGGTATTGGTGTTCAGGGAATTTATGCAAGAACCAATGGTGCTATTGCCACAGGTGGCGGCGCTGCTGCGTAATATTACTAGCAACAGAAAAGGTCGATTTTATCGGCCTTTTTTTACGACATAAATAATATTATGGCAAACAAAGTAAATGGATTTTTCACCAACACCACATCGACCAATCTTCGTGATGCACGGCATGCAGCAAGAACATTTTCTGATGACACATTTCGACTGGCGCCAAAACATAAACACCTCTTTCATGTCAATCTTCAAATAAATCCACTGGCATATGCACTGCCGTCGATGCTGTTGCAAAATCCTAACGAAATTAATCTGTTGGTAAAAAATGCAACATTGCCTGGATTTAATATTAATGTTGAAACGGTTAATCAGTACAATAGAATAAAACAAGTACAGACTAAACAGACGTTTCAACCAGTGACTTTAAAATTTCATGATGACAACTATGGCACCATGCACAGGATGTGGCAAAATTACTATTCCTATTATTATGCAACACCGGGCACTGCTTTTGCCATAGGCAGTTATGCAAGAAATGCTATGAAAAATGAAATAGCCAACAGTTACAAATATGGTTTAGACAACGGCAGCACCAAACCGTTTTTTAAAAATATTGTTTTGTATCAAATGGCCAAACAACAGTACGTAAGTTACACCATGGTAAATCCTATCATCAAATCATTTGCATTTGACACAGT